TAGACATCGTGTGTATTTTGAGAAAAAGGTGAAGAGCCCAATTTTCAGCACAGCAACTAAACTGAGGATGAAACACTTCCCAGTTGAGCGCGATGCTAGAACCGTCGCCCGCACTCATCGCTTAGTTCGTAAAGCAAAAACCACAGGAAAATACTACACAGAGCGTGAACTCGAAACCCATAAACTCGCTAAGAGTGCCTTGAGAAAAGGTCAAATGGAAGCCGAATCGCTCCTGGGAAAGACGCGTGAATACCACGTTCGTAATACCAGTCATGTGTTTAAAATGCTCTATGATGGAGAGATGACCTCAACAGCAACTATTGTCTGCGACAAAGTTGTAGTGCCACTACATTCTCATGTAGATGGTAAGGATATGTCAATCTCAAACAACGTTGCGTCTGCAATTATAAAGGGAGAAATTATCCCGATTGCTGAAGACCTCGGTGTGTTCTTTCATAGGGGTGCAGTCAAGCCAATGAATGGCTGGAAGATGGAAATTCCAGTTTCAGGCATAGCCATGCAAATTGGCTATAAATCCGGTGATGAAGTTGAACCCTCTCATGGAGTTGGATTCTATTCTTCAGCCGGTCTTTATGACGCACCTACGGAAGCAGGTAACTGTGGTGGTCCTGTTATTTCTTGTGCAAGTGGAGCCTTGGTGGGCTTTCACATTGCTGGAAGTGATTTGGTGAATCGCTTTGTTCCTTTGACGCCCAAGATAATTGAGGCACTCAAAGCGAGCGAGCCCACACTTCGCAGCATGCTTTTTCAGTAACTCCCCCGGCCCCGTCGACTCTTGTAGAAGAGGGACGGGAGTTCTGGGGGCGTTATCCGTTGGAATTTCAAGCGGGAATTTCAGCGCGAGCCCACATATCGCCGCTGCACGAAAGAATGTTGAAGCAACGTTATTTTCCCATAGTTGGTAGTGTGCCAAAACACTTTACGGCGAAGAATCGCCGCCATATGGATCTTAACGTTGCCATGTTTGAGGCTGATGCAGAGAAGTCTGTAGATCGCCAGGCATGGGGGCTTCCTAAGCCAAATTTGGAAGCTTCTTACATTTCGCTCGCTAAGTATGCCAAAGACGTTCCTAGTCTTAGCCCTAAGCAAGTTGATAGGATGAACAAAGCGTTCAGTTTCACCGAGCGTCAGTTCATGCCCTATATGTCTGACTCGCGAGTCAAAGGACTCGACGAAGTTGTCGACGGACTTGATAAGTCCACCTCACCTGGTTTTCCATGGGTGAAGACATATAAAACAAAACGAGACATGATTGATAATTGGAAAGATTTTAATCAATACATGATTGAGGATTGGGAACGGTTGAAGGATCCTCTTTGGACCGCCGTTTTTGGAAATTCCCTGAAGGAGGAAATCCGACCTGCAGAGAAAATTGCGCAGAATTCAATTCGCACATTTACTGCTGGCCCTATCGAAGCAACAATCCATGGAAATAGATTGTTTGAGGATATGAACCAGAAATTCTATGCCTCACATTTGCGAAGTGCTAGTGTTGTTGGCTTTTCCCCACTGAAAGGTGGTTGGAATGAGCTTTTCAACAAGCTTCGGAAGTTCCCTATGGGTTTCGCATTGGATGAGAGTCAGTATGACTCTTCCTTGCGTTCCTATCTTATGTGGAACTGCGCCGAATTTCGCTGGAAAATGCTTCGTGAAGAAGATCAAACGGAGGACAACCATATGCGGCTCCTCACGTATTATCGCAATTTGATCAATACAGTGATATT